ATCATCTCTATATATATACTATATTTTATTTTTTTCTCACAGAAGGAAAAAAACTAACATTCTAACATTTCACTAAAAAAACATAGTAATATCAAGGGTTTCAGCGATGTTAATCCAAAAAAAAACCAACATTTCTTAACACAAACCAACACAAACCAACACAAAATGAAAAAATACATAAAACTTTTAAACGAATACGAGTCACTAAAGGACGAGATAATGCGACAAGACGATAAATTCCATGACGGAATGTACTACGACATCATGGGATTCTGGGAAGAGATAGATGACGAGGACAGACCTATCGATGAACTGGAGAGTCAGGTCAAGGCATGCCGAAGTCTTCTGAAGGGACTGAAGGGACTTAATTATACATTCTGTTAACAATTAAAAATCAATAGCCATGAACATAGACATAGATTACATAGACGACGAAAACATATGCGTATGTGTCTCAGGGACTGACCATTTCAATGTGGGTGTCGATAGGGAACTGAGTCGTGAGGAGTTCCCAGTAAGTTTCAACGGAATGAATGACGATACGGAGTACGACTACGACTACATCACATACCTTCGCCCCACCTTTATAGAGAGGGTAGATGGCGATAGGGAGGTCAACATGGATAGGCTGAGAGAACTAATAGAGAAGGAATTAAACAAATAGATATGAATGAACTAGCGACCAAGATATACCAATCAATCGGAGAGATTGACGAGAACATGAGCATAAAGGACTTCGCTCGCTCTGTATCAGAGATAGTTATAGATTCGTATGGCGAGCATAATTTTGATACCTTTAAGGATGAGATTACTAACCACCTAAACACAGAGAGATGAGCGTAATGATGAGATACCTGATGTATGTCTGCATGAGGAAGGGCATAGACATCGACCACTTCTATCGGATACAGATATCGAGGAGGCACATCATCCTGATAGGCAATCGGACAGACGACATGATGTCCAGGATCGGTGGCGATGACGTGATGATTACAAACCATATAAACATATACCTAAGATGAAAGATAAAGAGATTAATGCAGAGATAATGGCATTGAAAAGTAAGTTAACAGGAAACCTTTTCGATGACATGCAGACTCAACAAGAGATATACGAGTTGAAGAAGATACTGAAGCCAGAGATAGTTACCAACCCAGAGATGGATGACGACGATGAGTGTCTGTCATGTGGATCATAAAACAAGGAAGATGAGTAAAGAAAAAAAGATATACACATACGGATGTAATGACTGCGATGAGACATATGAGTTCGAGCACCCACAGACGTATAAGAACTGCACAAAGTGTGAATGGAGGGGAGAACTTCGACTACACTCAATCGAGGTAATTGATGAGGAGGTTGTCGATGAATAGCTTTCACATCTGCTACATGATAGGCGATAACCTATGCACTGGCGACACAATACAAGCGTTAAGTTACCGAGACGCTCTGAAAAAATTCGGTAGTAAGTTTAACATTATATACATATGCAAGTTATGACACACGGAAAATCATTCGTACTGACATTCATCCAGAATGGAGATGAGTCGTACACAAAGATACACTGCGAGGATGATCTTACAGCCCTAAACTACTTCAACTTCTTCTTCCCAGAGGCATTGTTGGTAGACATCAAGGAGAGTAAGGTTCAGATTTTAATTGAGGAAATAAATCAAAACTAATATGATATCAATACTTTCAATAATAGCATTCGGCCTATCACTATGGCTTGTACATGTATCTATGGACAACCTTATTAGTATAGCCGTCAGGTCGATAGTTATTCCAATCGGAATGCTTTGTATGTTCGGCTCATGCATCGCATTCTTTTTATCAATCTTAAATTTAATACTATGAAAAATTTAATTCTAATTATGGTGTTTATGTTCAGCACCAATTTAATTGCACAACCATTTAATGTACCCAGGGGTTTTACATACACGGGAGATTCAAGGTACATCAAAAGTTTTGACAACAAGTCAGAGGCAATAGATGAATGTAGAAATGTGTATGAATTTTATGGCGTAAAAACAGATGATTTTGATATAAATGAGAACTCAAAGGTTCTGATTTTTGTATTCTTTGATAGTGACAGAAGGAATCACATGTATGTTCTTTACGCTGTTAAGTACATGGAAGAATATGATGTGGTTCTGACTGAGATAAAAAACAAAGACACCTACTTCTTCAGTTACGATGACTATGACGGATATACTTATGACTTAATATATAGAAAATTATGAAGGCCTGGGAAGAATTAGTCAATGACGTAGACAAGTCATTGTACTGGACAGAAGACAGCGACTGGTACCTGGACATGGGTGTCAAGATAGAAAGGTTCCATAAGGACGGACGGATCGAGATAAAGAACGTGATGACCTCCACAGACAAGTTCGAGGATGTCGATAAAGACATACTTAAAGTTTTTGAGACAGAGGGATGGTTCAAGGGATGTATTAAACTTAACCTTCAGGTAAATAACCGTAAACTACTCAGGACTAACGAGTTAATAAGGATATCTTTATCTGGAGGTAACGACAGAATGATCGATATGTTCAAGAGACGTAGAGAGGTTCTTCAAAAAAAAATTAACAAATACCGTAACTTATTGACAAAAATTGATTAATATTGTAACCCCTAATTTAATTTATATGCACTGGAGAAATTTAATGAAAGACAACAAGTACCTCGGCTCATGGGACTTGGAGGTTAATGGAAAGTATGAGCCCAAACTGGTAACCATCAAGAAAATATATCAGGACGTCTTCGTAGGCGAGATGGGTAAGGAGGACAAGGTCTTCCTTATGATGAATGAGTTCAACAAGCCAATGGTTTGCAACCGATCAAACTTTAAGAGGTTGGAGAAGTTCTTTGGAACGTTTGACTACAACGAGTACATCGGTAAGCAGATCGTCCTTAACACCGAGAAGGTTAAGTCACCCCAGGGAATGGTGGACGCACTGCGTTTCAGCACCAGGCCTCTTCCAAAGAAGACCAAGAAGGTACTTACCGACGAACAGATGGAGAAGGCAACCGATTCCGTATCAAACGGACGGTCAACTGTTGCAAAGATATCTGCAACATTTGAACTCAGTGATTCACAACTTAAAACCCTGACAGATGCTGAGAGTAAGAGCAAGTAAGTGTGCAGCCCTATTCACGGGCACGGACGGACTCACTGATAAGCAGATGGAGGCACTTCATGTATTGATGACTAAGGTCAAACTTACAGACAACCAGGCGGCCAAGCGTGATGAGTTGATAGCCAAGCGCGACGCACCAATTACATTGGGCGAGGGTGCCAGGACACTGATAGAGGAATCAATCGATGAGATGATCTACGACTACAAAGTCTCGTTCAGCACCAGGGAGATGACCAAAGGAACCGATGTCGAGGACGAGAGTATAGAGATATACAACCGAATCTTTTTTACGGACTACCGTAAGATGGAGGAGGAGGATGATCATTTTTCACTCAGCTTTCTTTTTGCTTCAGGACATCCTGACATTGTTGATTGTGAAAGAAGAAAGGTGATCGACATAAAGTCCAGTTGGTCCAAGAAAACCTTCCCGAAGCGTGCACCAAAGAACCCAGCATACGATTGGCAGGTAAAGATGTACCTGTACATGCTGAGTAAGAAGACTGGTGAGCACTGGGCTGATGGTGAGATTGCATACATACTCACCACCACACCTGAGGAACTTATGCCTGAGAATGAAGACGACAGCCTTCACTACATGGACGCACTGGAGGACAACCTTCGTGCAACCACAGTAAAGATAGAGCTGACTGAGGATGACATCAAGCACATGGATGCTAGGATGAATGCGGCAGATAAGTATGCAAAAGAATATGTAAATTTTTTAACAACCAAAAACAAATAGAATGAGTAATCAATTTAAAATGACAGGTGTCGTAGAAAAGATCTTAGACACAGAACACGTAAACGAAAAGTTTAAGAAGAGAACATTTGTAGTAAACGATCAGGCAGATAAGTACCCACAGAAGATATCGTTCCAGACGGTACAGGACAAGGTAAGCATGCTTGACTCCATCATGGAGGGACAGGAGGTTGAGGTGTCCTTTAACCTTAGAGGACGTGAATGGACGTCACCACAGGGAGATGTCAAATACTTTAACACACTTGAGGCATGGAGGATAGAGGGATCATCATCCCAGCCATCTCCACAGCCAGTTACAACTGAAGAGAAGGACGGAGATCTTCCGTTCTAGGCATTGTGTGTTCATGATGAAAGCAGTTAGGATTCTGCTGGTTAGCTGACCATACTCAGTAAAAATTCTTTAGCATCGGCTGTATGGTAGTCGGTGCTTTTTTTAACCAATTTAATTCAATCATATGAAATACCACATCACACGTACAGATAAACTTGAGGAGAGAGATCAGGTGATCGAGACCTTAAAGGATCACTATGACGCCAGGAGTAAGAAGGGTATCATTAAATACAACACAACACTACACGACAACAATAACGATGACTTCCTTGTGCATCTGCTTGAGGAGTTGATGGATGCCACGGCATATATTACTAAACTTCTAATGCAGAGAAAGGATGATAACGTACTTTAAGACAATAAACGACACAGACCAGCCCTACCATATAGATATAGATAGGGCTATAGACAGGATCCGTGACGGGTCTTCAAAGGATTTGATTGGTAAGGTTAGGTTAGAGGGGGATAAGGATGGCAGGAATAAGTTAAAGAAACAACTTCCTGCTATCTGTTTCTCTGGCACCTTTTCCGACAGGCGTGACAGCTCGATCATAGAGCACAGCGGAATCATGTGCCTAGACTTTGATGGATTCAGGGACGAGCAGCACCTACACTCAAAGAGGGTGGAGTTGATGGAGGACGAGTTCACTTACTGCCTATTCACATCACCATCTGGAGATGGACTCAAGACACTTGTTAGGATACCTAAGGACGCAAAGAATCATAAGAAGTACTTCAAGTCACTTGAGAAGTACTACGCATGCGATGAGTTTGACACCTCATGTAAGAACATATCCAGGGTATGCTACGAGAGTTACGATCCTGATGTATATATAAATGAGCTTTCATCTGTGTGGAATGACATGGAGAAGGAGACAGAGTTTGTAACACCTTCCAAGGCGACAATAAAAATATCAGACTCTAACGAAATCATACGTAGACTATCTATATGGTGGGACAAGAAGTATGGAATGGTCCAGGGACAGAAGAACAACAACCTGTTCATCCTGGCATCAGCACTCAATGAGTTTGGTGTCAATCAGGACGAGGCGTTTAGTGCGCTTAACTCATACGACTCAACTGGAGATAAGTCTTCAGAGATAATGGCCATAGTGCGTAGTGCGTACAAGAACATGTCTGGACACAACACTAAGTTCTATGAGGACATTGATAAGACGTCAGAGATAGCCAACAATATAAAGATGGGTGTACCTATTGCTGAGATAAAAGACAGCAACAAGGACGTCGATGTAGATGAGGTCGCTAAGACTGTAGACTTCAACGAGTTTTGGATTAAGAACAGTAAGGGCAAGATTGATCTTGTACCTCACCTGTTTAGATTATACTTGCAGGACAATGGTTTCTACAAGTACTACCCCGTAGGTAGTAATAACTTTGTATTCGTAAGGGTGGTTGACAACACCATATCTGACGTGAACGAGGAGATGATAAAGGACTTTGTTCTTGATTACCTTTTGGGTATCGATGACATGTCGGTTTATAACTTCTTCGCACTTAACACAAAGTTTTTTCAGGAGACATTTCTAAACTATGTCTCAAGGATAGAGCCGAACTTCATGGTGGACAACACGGATGAGGCATATCTTTACTACCTTAACTGTGCCGTAAAGGTTACAAGGGATAGTGTAGAAACCATTTCTTATAAAAACCTTAAGGGGCATGTATGGGAAAAGCAAAAGATAGATAGGGACTTTATCAAGTCAGAGTTTAAGGACTCAGAGTTCAGGTACTTTATCAAGAACATATCTGGAGATAGCTCAGACAGTACAAGGTCTATGGAGAGCACTCTTGGGTACCTTATGCACTCGCACAAGCCAGCAAGCTACTGCCCTGCTGTTATACTAAATGATGAGATAATATCAGATCATCCTGAGGGTGGTACTGGTAAGGGGATCTTTGTCAAGTCAATAAGTCACATCAAGAAGATGGTTATAATTGACGGTAAGGGATTTTCATTTCAAAAGTCTTTCCCGTACCAGAGGGTTCAGGTAGACACGCAGACTCTTGTATTCGATGACGTCGCCAAGAACTTTGACTTTGAGAGACTGTTCTCTGTAATCACGGAGGGTATAACACTTGAGAAGAAGAACAAGGACGAGATACATATACCTTTTGAGTACTCTCCAAAGATTGTCATCACCACGAACTATGCGATAAGGGGTGCTGGTAACAGTTTCGAGAGGCGTAAATGGGATCTAGAGTTCAAGCAGTACTACACAAAGAGTTTTACTCCAGAGAGTGATTTCGGTCACATGTTGTTTAGTGAGTGGAATGACTTGGAGTGGTCAAAGTTTGATAACTATATGATCGACAACCTACAGCTATATTTAAAGAGTGGGCTTGTTGTTTGTGAGTTTAAGAACCTTAAGGTAAGGAACTTTATCGCAGAGACCAACTCAGACTTCTGGGAATGGGCTGCAGAAAAGGATAACTCTTACACTAAGAAGGGATCCCCTAGCCTTGGCATGGAGCTATACAATAGCTTTACTGAAGAGTATCCTGACTATGGTGCCTACGGAAAGTTTAAGCTTTCGCATAGTAGGTTTTACAAGTGGCTTGATAGCTATGGTAAGTTTAAGTACGACACTAAGCCAGTGGTGACAAGGAATGCTACTGGTAAGATGATAGAATTTATAGAAACTGAGCCTGAACAGGTTAAACTAAACTTTTAAGATATGAAACTACGTGACTACCAGGTAGATATATCCAAGAGAGGTTTGGATATACTGAACAGACTCAATATGGTTTGCCTTGCGATGGAGGTACGCCTTGGCAAGACCTTCACATCCTTAGAGATATGTAGGCTTGCTGGGGCTACCAAGGTTTTGTTCTTGACAAAGAAGAAGGCGATATCATCCATACAGTCCGACTACGACACTATGGATCCAGGGTTTGATATAACGATCATAAACTATGAATCTATACACAAGATTGAGGATGTAATGTTTGACGTGGTGGTGTGCGATGAGTCACACACCATGTCTGCATTTCCTAAGCCAAGCATAAGGACACGTCAGATAAGAAAGATGCTGTCCATAAACAATGCTAAACTTATACTTATGACTGGCACACTGACTCCAGAGTCATACAGCCAGATATACCATCAGTTTTATGTGCATCCTGACAATCCGTTCAGGTCATACAAGAACTTCTATGCATGGTCTCATGACTATGTCAATGTGTGGCAGAGAAAGATAAACAGCTTCATGGTCAACGACTACTCTCGTGGTATCGAGGGCAAGATTATGGGTGCAGTTGCACCCTACGTTATATCCTTCACACAGAAGGAGGCTGGATTCTCTACAGACATAGAGGAGGAGATCCTGTATGTAAAGATGCAGGACAGGACGTACCAGATATGTGACAAGCTTTCTAAGGATCTTGTTGTGGAGGGAAGTGAGGAGGTAATACTTGGTGATACCCCTGCTAAATTGATGCAGAAGCTACACCAACTTTACAGCGGAACCGTTAAATTTGAATCAGGAAATAGCATGGCTATTGACAGAACAAAGGCTATATTTGTCAGAGACAAGTTCAAGGGGACTAAGATTGGTATATTCTATAAGTTTAAGGAGGAGCTAAAGGTTCTTCAATCTGTATTTGGTGACAGCCTTACTACAGACCTGGAAGAGTTTAACTCAACCGACAAATCAATCGCCCTACAGATCGTTTCTGGACGTGAGGGTATATCGCTACGTAATGCTGCACATCTTATATTCTACAACATAGACTTTTCTGCAGTCAGTTACTGGCAGGCCAGGGATAGGATGACTACGATGGACAGAACCTTTAACAAGGTGTACTGGATATTTAGTGAGGGTGGTATTGAAGATAAGATATACACAGCGGTAAAGAAGAAA